CCCATGGGTTGAATCAATTGATTCTTGTGGTTTTGTTGGTGACAAAGTGATGGTTGTTGGTGATGCATCGCAAGACACCAGGAACGAATTACTCAAACAAGGTTTTCGGTTACATGATATGCCAAGAATTAATGCACCAATACATGTTGCAAGATTCTGGTCAATCTATGACTTTCTTCATAACAACTGGGAAGAATATGATATTGTTGTAACCACAGATGTTAAAGATGTATATTTCCAAAGAGACCCTTGTGCATGGATTAAGGAACACACAGACAAACCGTTGGTTGCTGGTTCCGAATCTTTACGTTATAAAGACGAATCTTGGGGTGATGAAAATTTGATGCAGGCTTATGGTCCAGAAGTTTACGAAAGATTCAAAAACAATATCATCTATAACGTAGGAACCTTTGGTGGCCAATCCGATTATGTTAGAGATATGTGTTTCAACATCTTCACCAATTCACTCAACAGGCCAATTCCTATTGTTGACCAGGCGGTTTATAATGTTTTAATCAATACACAACCTTATAAAGATAATGTATTGTTTACCAACCAGGAAGATGGCTGGGCGGTACAACTTGGCACTACTGGTGACCCATCTAAGATGGAACGTTTCCGACCAAACTTAACTGAACCCGAACCACTATTTGATTACAATAAAAAAGTAATTACAACATCGGCCGGTGAACCACATTGCATTGTACATCAGTATGATCGTGTTCCACTTTGGCAGAGTTTGGTTAGAAACATGTTTAACCAAGAAGACCCCAATCAATTTTTTACATTTAGGACTACATAATGAGTGAATTAATAATGATTCCAGTAAAAACAGAATCTGATGTTGAAACGTTGCGACAAATTAGAAATGTTTGCAAAAATTTTATGACAAGACATACCGATGAAATAACATACGAACAACAACAAAACTGGTATAAAAACATTGACAAAGACACCAATAAACTTTATTTGTTACATAAAGTATATTGTGGATCCGTTGGTGATATTATTGGTTATGGATACATAAGAATTGAAGATGGTTGTGTACTATTAACGGGTGGTTTAATTGAATCTGAGAGAGCTAAAGGATATGGCCACATCCTTTTTGAATATCTTGTAAAGAATTCTGAACAGTTTAAAATACCAATTAAATTAGAGGTATTAAAAACAAACATGAAAGCATTTTCTGTTTACAACAAAATTGGTTTTAGGGTTACCGCAGACGATGGTAAAGTAATTAAAATGGAGTATTATTATGATTCAGTTATTTAAAGTTAGAATGTCGGAGAGAGCTCCGGAAGAAGTTGGTAAAGTTTTACTATCCGGATTTATTGGCCAAGGTTCAAAAGTTGAAGAATTTGAAACTGCTTTACAAAAAGAATTAAAAACCAGTCAAAGACCGGTAACAATAAATTCTTGCACCTCAGCAATTGATTTGGCTCTACATCTATGTGGTGTACAACCCGGTGATGAAGTTATTGCAACTCCACAAACTTGTTTTGCTTCACAAGTGGGTATCATTCATCGGCACGCTAGAATTAGATGGGCAGACATAAATCATCCTCTAGTCAGTTTTAATATTTTCTCTATTTGTTTTTCAATTGCAGGTTTACGGTTTGGCCAATAGATGTATTCTTTATCACCTGTACTATGTAGTTTCTTTAGGAAAGGGATAATCATCTTCTCAAGTTCAACCATTCGTTGTTCAGTTTCAGATAAAGTATTTTTAACTGTCTCAACAGTCTTAACACTCTCTTTGATGGCTGAGTTATATTCTTGCTCAGATACGGCAGAGAATCCAAAATCATCTTCTGAATCTTCGTAACTTTTTAAAATTTTATCAAAATCGGTTAGTGGCATTATTTTTTACCTCTAGCAGCCAAAGCCTTTAAATAATCTTTATCATCAAGGTCAGAATCTGATTTTTTCAAGGAATTCTTTACCGCCTGAATTGCTGTGGTGAATCGATAGTTGTAAATTGGATTACTTCCACCACGTTTCAATCTAACTCTCAAACGCAAATTTAATTTAAATTCTTCTGTGCCTAATTTAGCAATGTCTTTACCCATATGGTATAAACCATAACCACCAATTTGTATATAATATGTTTTTTTACTATTATAATAATTTGCTACTGAAGTTTTTGGTATATCAACAAAAAAATCTTTGAAATTTTTATAGTCAAAATCAACATCTTCTTTTTTATATTTACTTGTTGGCACTGTATAACGTCTTGGTGGACCTTTTGGTCCCCATTCTTTATTCACCATATCAAGAACACCAATTTGTGTTAAAAACTCTCTCATTTGTTCTGCTGATGCGGTCTTTGCGCCGCCAAGTTTCCATTTTTCTTTATCTAAATCATAATCAAGTGAACCTTGTCCGAAATCAACATTTAAATCCAACTTAACCTCAACTTTGTAATCTTTACCTTTAAAAGTTATTTCTGCATCTGGAGCATTCGAATCTGCACCGGCACCAGCAAAAGATTTTTTCTGTACACCTGCAGATTTTAAATTTTTATTAATTGTATTTTCATATAAAAAACCTTTATTGTTGGTATCCATTTTCACCCCAAATAAAAGTATTTATCTGATAATATCAATAGGCTTTCCAGAAGTCCAAACCTCTAATTCGGTTCTCAATCTATTTTCAGTCTTTAGTGTGTCGAATCGGTTTGATGCCTTGTTCTTCCACCATTCAATCAAGTTTACCATTTTGTGTTTTTCATAGTTTTCACCAGGAATAAGCATATCGGTCTTACAGTTAACGTAGTCTACCATGTTTTTGTAACCATAATCACTGATGTAATATCTTTTTTGCTCTGTCAACTTTTTTGCATTGACAATCGTTTCCATGAATGATGCCCCTTCAGGTTGGCCTTTAAGTGCAGATTTAGTTAAAGCTATAATCCTCATGGTGGTCTTTAACTTTTTACTTGAAACATCTTCATCAACAATATCACCAACCTTATCTTCCACAAAGTTGCGTAAATCTTCATAAGGTTTACCATGCATCATGGGAATGAAATCACTATCGGTTAGACCTTTATAACGAATATAAGGCTTCATACCATCATATTGTGATACAGTTTTGGAACTTCCGTACAAACTGGTAGTCTCAAACAGACATAGATTCATACCATACTTTTTGTTTGCAATCTCACGGACTTCATGTGAGGTACATATACCTGCAAGTAACTTTCCGCCAAGGTAATTGAAACCGAAAGGTTGCGCTGGTACAATCACAAAACCCATCATTGCAGACCCATTGAATCGTTTGGACCATTCCGGTTTCTGTGTAAACACTTGTCCAAGCATTTCATTGCGTGGTTTCATGTTGATTACAGGTGAACCTAATCGAATGAATCCAACGAACTTTCCTGTGTTCTTCTCTTTGACGGCCAATCTTATCTGACGGCCGACTGGTGAAATGTTGATATGTGAACTGGTAATATTGAGTAATGTTTCCCAAGTCTCTTGTGGTATTTCTAGTACTTCAAAATCCATATCATTTGGATGCATTGTGAAGTCTGAGAATAAATCATCTTCTAATGGAAACAAAGGATTGGAAGATAGACCAGACAAAGATGCCAATTTTTGGTCACGCATATAATCATCGACACGATGAAAGTTACCAAAGTAATCTTGAAATACTTTGGCACAATGTAATGCATCATCTTTGGTTAAATTCATACTTTAAATCCATCAAATGATTTCTTTTGTGGTTTTTCTCTGTTGCCAAATGTGTTGAGTGGTTTATCTGGTTGACCGGAATCAGTGATGCCATTTTGACCAGATTGATCCACATCATACAGGCGCATCTTCGCTCTGTCAATACCCAAGGTGAATCGTTTATACATTGTTGGATCCGAGTAACGATTCTTCAACTGTTTGACCATAATCTGACCAAGTTCTTCCAATTCTTCGGAAGAAATCAAAGCAAACATCAAGTCTGCGGTTGCTGGCAGACCAAAACTCTCACTTGTGTCCTCAAGTCCTGGGTCGGATGAAGTAAAACCACTTCTTGTTGTTTGTGTTGCAGATACAATTGGTACTCCGTATTCAACTGCAAGTCCACGCAGCTCTTCGGCAATAGCCTTAACATAGGTGTAACTGTTGACGTTAGCACCAGCTTTAACTCTAGCACTGCAACAAATGTTAAGATAATCAATAAAGATAATATCAGGAACAAAAGACTTTTAAGATTGAGCTCGTTGAGTAGGGTGCGAAAATGAGTGGTGCTCGCAGATGCTGTAGGATACTCTTTAATGATGAGTTTTCCAACAGTTTTTTCACGGAGCTTAGCAATCTTCTTATCATACATTTCTTTCGGTAAATTTACTAGATCATCAACCGTAACATTCAATAGATTTGCATCTATTCTTTCTGCAATCTTTTCTTCAGCCATTTCAAGGGTAATGTAAAGTACATTCTTACCTTGTACCATACAGCCCGCAGCCACATGGCACATGAACAAACTTTTTCCCACGCCAGTTCCGGCAAGAGCAATATTAAGCGTTTTAGTAGGTAGACCACCTTTTGTGATCTTGTTAAAGAAATCCAAATCAAAGGGGATTCGTTCTTCTTTACGATGGTAGAATTCATATCGTTCTTCCGAGTTTTCTAGATAGTCATGGCCAACTGAATTATCGAAACTTACAGCCAGAGCGTCCGATAATACCTTGGGAATCGCACCTTTGTCTTGGGTCTTGTCTTTCCCGTCAAGTATGGAAATAGCCCCAAGTACTGCATTGTATATCGCTTTCTCTTGGCAGAATTGTTCGGTTTTGTCAGTAAGCCATTGAACCTTGGATTCTTCATCCTTAGTTTTTGCAATTTCTTGGAGATAAGTTTCACACTTCTCCACTTCATCATCTGTGAGGTTACGCCTTTCTTTGACGGCCAGTACAAGTGCTTCAACCGTTGGTGTAGAATTGTAAGTTTCTGTGAATGATGCAATTTCATCGTATAATGTTTTGTCGCTTCTGTCTGTAAAATATTCCGATTTTAGAAATGGTAAAACCTTGCGTAGATATTCTTCATTGTAAATTAGATTCTTTAAAATCGTCTGTTCCAGTTTCATCAATTACTTCCTGTTCCATGTTAGATGACATTATTTCCACCAATAAGTCACCAATGTAGTTTTTAAAGTCATCATCTTTTTCTAGCTTGGTTGGCTTCTTTACAGGTGATTCTAACACATCGTAAGCAAAAAGTAAATAGACCTGTTCGTTTTCTTCCTTAAACTTTACCTTACCATATTTGAATATGGTATCTTTATAAGGACCTTCCAAAAATTTAATGTTGACTGCTGTTTTGTCATCCTTTGGATAGATGTAGCAGTAATCTATTCCCTCAATCATTATACACCATTCATAGTTGCAACATCAAATGTTTCATCAATATTGCTTGTCATAATTTCTCCGGATGCCACACGGTATTTGTTCTCAATGAAATCACGGAAAGATTTCTGTTTCAGAATAGGCATCCAGAAGTCTTTGGTGTCGGTGTCCTTCTCACGGTAATTCTTTTCTTCAATCACACCATCAGAGTCAACACGTTGATACCAACCATTCTTTGGTTTAACCACATGTTTGGACTCAATAGCAAGGTCAAGTAAACCAGACCAAGTGCTAATACCACCGTCAAAAGATACGCTGACAGGTATTTTAGATTTTTCTTTGACATATCTAGATTTTTCCACGTTAATAATAAAATTGTAACCGGTAACTTCTGTACCATCTTTTTCTTGTTGACGGCCGATAATAAAAATATTGTCAGCAGAGTAATATGATCCTGTGCCACCACCAACGATAGCTTTAGGGAACATACCAATTTCCATGTAGGTGTGATTTACAACAACCATTGGAATGTCTTTCAATGATAAGTGAGGTGTCACCATACGGAACAAACTCTTAACTTGTTTGGCTCGGGACATATCAGCAACTGATTTTTCTGCTAGAGCATCCTCGACTTCCTTTTTTGATGCAAGGTTTCCGATGGAGTCAATGACGATGATGAGTTTTTCACCCCTATCAAGTTGCGTAAGTTGCTGCATAATGTCGAATTTGAGCTGTTCGATATCCGTAAGGGGAGTGTGCAATACCCGCTCAGTATTGATACCGAAAGAATCAAAGTATGATTGAGGAGTACCAAACTCAGAATCATAAAATAAAAGGGCTGCGTCTTCATATTTGTCCAAGTAAGATTTGGCCATCAATAAAGAAAATGCTGTCTTAAAGTGTTTGGATGGACCTGCCCACATTGTAAGACCTGGTGTTAGACCACCATCTAACTTACCAGAAAGTGCCACGTTAATGATTGGCACTGCGGTTGGAATCATATCCTTCTCATTGAAGAATTTTGATTTAGCCAAGATAGCAGAATCTTTGATACTACTATTCTTTTTAATTTTATCTAATATACTCATATTTCATCCTTTAAAATTTACCAGCATCACGAATTTCTTTTTCCTTAAAAGAATACGGTTCATCATAATCATACTTAGGTTCCAATTTTTTCACAGGTTCTTCTACTGGTACATGATGTTCTTCATACATAACAGAATTTCGTGTGTTGTGAGTTTGAATTGTTACCTTTTCATGTGTAATTGGCGGTATGGTTTCACCAGTTATATCATCAATCACAATCATATTATCTTTTTTAACTTCTACAGTATCTTCTCTTGGTGCAACCATCGGTTTCAAATTCTCAAAGTGTTTGAATGGTTGTTTCAGGTATGCATAAGGATCAACTGGTTTTTCAACATGTACAACTTCAGGTATTACATCATCAACTTGTTTAGCATCTTCATCCAATTTTCTTGCATTTTCTTTTGCACGTTCAAAAAAGTCTTCAACATCTTCTTTTTGTTTGATTGACATGTTATATGCGATTAACAGTAGAATTGCTAATGGATCGAATACAACAATAATCAACATGATTACCATTCTTACCGCTTTGTCGATAACATCACCAGTAGCTTCTGAACCATACGCCAAGGCCGCAATATATTTGATTGGACCGATATCTGCTTCAACCTTTTTAAGCTCTGTAGATAGAGGCGCACGTTCCTCGGAGTATTTGGCAATGACGCTTTGCGACTGTTGAATTTCTTGTAGTATTCTAGTCCTATCTTTCTGTTGGGAACGGCGTATTGCTTGCGCCGTAGCGGCACCCTTTTCATCTGTTGAGCGACCCATAGTTTGGTCCACAACCTCATCATACTGTTTAATTGCCTTGCGGTTTGCCTCGACATTTTCCTTCTCCGTTTTAATTTTCTCATCCAGCAAGGCAATCTTATCTACAAGTGGTGCATTATCTGCTGAATGTTCCAGATGTGCCTTTGATAAGAAACCAAAGATACCCATTGAAGTAATCAACATTAAAATGATAACTGCTATCGACAAATACGATTTAATAAGAAAAGGACATTGTTTCCAGTTATTATACAACCATGATACTGTTACAAGTTTCGAAGCTTCAAGAACCGAACCCATAAAAACAATTGGCCAAAATGAACCAGGAAAAATTTGTGCTAAACCAACAACCGAATAGTATGCAGAAACACCAGATAAACCTAATGCTGTCAATAAGGTTAAAAATATCATCCGAAAAAGTCCTCTAAAGAATTAGTTTTTTCCGCAGACCACTTCATGCATCTTAAAATGACACTGATTGGTTCCAGAAATGCTTTGTCGAATTGTACATCATAATCAATGTAGTTGTCAAGCTCAAACTCTTTAGGTATTCTACCTGGAAAAGAAATCACATCATTCTTAAAATGATTTGGCATTCTCAAATAGGTAAATTTGAGTTTTTCACCTTCTTGTATGAGTGGGTACTTCTTAGTCAATCCCAATTGTTTTAGATGGTGATTATATACGATTGCACCACGAACATGAATGGGTGTGCCTTTTTTGAACAACATTACTGGATCGGAATAAGTATTTAGCCCATTCAAACCCCGAGGAAAAGATATTTCTTCCGCTGGTAATGTTTTAAACTCTTTCTTAAACTCGGCAATAAAGTCTTGTACTTGTTGTTCAGTGCCAGTCATCATCAACTTAATGGCAGCCTTCATCTTCTCACGAATAGCAGATGGTGTGGATGATTTAATCATTTCCAAACCCATTACTTTCATATGTGGTTCAGCATACTGCACACCTTCATTGTTATATACATTTAGAATATAACGTTTCTTGGCAGTCCATACACCTTTGTCGGAAAGACCCTCACGCTTCATCTGCATCTTCTGTGCATATGCATGAACGTAATCAGCCAACTCTTGGTAAGACTTATCAATATGTGGTTGTAGTTTATCTTCACAAACACGATCCATAAATTCAATAATCTTTTGTGCAGGCATTTTAACTACACCATCAACACCATAAACTTTATTTACCAAGTCACCAAGGCGAAGGTAAATAGAATCAGTATCAGAAGCGATTACATAATCACTATCTGTACCGAGAAGTTTATTCATGTAGGCATTTATCTTAGCTTCAATCCACCGAATAGACAACTGGCCAGCAGTAGTAACGCCAAGAGCCATTCGCAAATCATAAAAGCGGAAATACTGGCTACCAAGAGCACCATAAGCAGAATTAAGAGAAACTTTCTTTGCAAGTTGTAGGTTGTTATATCTGGCAACTCGTTTGTCAATTTCATATCGTTTTCGTTCATCTTTTTCATTCTCATACTCCTGTTGCGCTTGCAACATCATCTTTTTAAATTTCTTGCGGTCATCATACATTTCGACCATCATCTTAGGTAAGAAACCTTGAATATCGGTACGAAATAATTGACCGTTTGGTGTGATTGTACAATTTAAAGTTTCTAAAAATTGTGTATCAACTGATTTTGATAAGAGATTATTAACATTTATCTTTCCAATTTCATTTTCAAACTTTTCAATAACATCAAGTTCTTTTTGAATTTCTTCTGTGGTCATTTCTTCAATATTATGAAACATTCAAAAAACTCCTTATTTTATCCAACCATGAATAATCTTTGATAAACCTAACTTCTGAATCAGTTTCAATTCTAACCACTCCACCGAATTCGTGATAATTATTCTTATCATAAATTATATTGCAAGGACCATCTATCTGTAAACAATTTCCAAATGTTTGTTTATCATTTTGTTCAACACAAATAACATCAAACATATTCATAAAAAATATATTATTCCTGGATATGTTTTTTTTGTTAATGTAAATTTTTGTTTTCATTGGTTTTGGCATACCGTCATCAAAACAATTAACATCACTTTCGGTTTCCAGATAAAGAAATTTGAAATATACTTTTCCAAAAATTCCTGATATGAACATATATGGCAACTTTGTAAATTTTAATGTTGATGTACCAGATAAAATTTGTAAATATTTTTTAGCTGAACCAATACTATTATAATTGTGTATAGGATCATCATATGGATTGAAGACATTGACTATATGAAAAATGTATCCT